ATCAAAGCCAAACTGGGACTTGAGAAGGTCTACGCTAGCTCACGCATGGACTGATAAGTAAGATTGAAAGGCGTTGACAACAGCGCCTTTTGATGTTATAATACACTTTTAACACAAAGGAAACACATGGCAACCAAAGCATCCACTCGCAAAGCACCAGCCGCTACTAACGTCCTCGAGTTTGATCAAGAGGCTATCCGTAAGACAGAAATGGCAGTGGCAAAGGAATCGGACAACGAGATCCTCGAGCGACTTAGCGAACGCTTTATGATCCTGAACGAGATGACCAAAGCAGTTAAAGAAGGTAATGTCCGTGCTATGATTGTCAGTGGCCCTCCAGGCGTTGGCAAATCCTTTGGCGTTGAGGCTGTACTGCAAAAAGCCGACCTGTTCAATACATTGGCGGAGAAGAAACCCAAGTTTGAGATCGTCAAGGGTGCCATGAGTTCAATTGGTCTCTACGCTAAACTGTATGAGTTCAGCGATGCAGGTAATGTAGTAGTATTCGACGACTGTGACGACATCCTGATGGAAGAACAATCCTTGAACACCCTTAAAGGCGCTTTGGACTCAAGTGAACGCCGCTTCATCAGCTGGAATACAGACAGCCGCATACTCCGTAGTGAAGGCATTCCAGATCGCTTTGAGTTCAAAGGTGCTGCCATATTCATTACCAACATCAAGTTTGAACACGTTAAGAGCAAGAAGCTCCGCGGTCACTTGGATGCACTAGAGTCACGTTGCCACTACATTGATCTCCAAATGGATACAGAGCGTGAGAAGATCCTCCGTATCAAACAGATCACTAATGAAGGTATGCTGGACCGCTACGAGTTCGATCACCCAGAGATTGCCAAGGACGAGATCCTCGAGTTCGTTGACGCCAACAAGGCCACACTACGTGAGCTGAGCCTGCGTATGGTACTGAAACTTGCAGATCTGCGTAAGAGCTTCCCGGCCAGCTGGAAGTCAATGGCCAAGACCACTTGTATTAAGCGAGTATGAACTGGGAACGCCTAGCAGTGTATGCAACCCTAGGCGTCCTATTGGATGCTCTAGGGCAGGACTGGGAGTCGTGGGGCTTCTGGTGTATGCTGGCCTTGTTTGTACTAAGCGATTACCTTAGCCGTAAGGACGGTATGGAGCAGGGCATGTGGATGACTGCTAACTTACCCATTGCAGACCTTAAAGATATACAACAACAGATTAAAGACTTAGAGGATAAAGAATGACTGCTACTGCATTAGATACCTGTACCTATATGGGCACAAGCACAACACCCTGCGGATGCCCTACAGTCTACGCTAAGAGCTACTGTATAGAGCACGTGGCCCTAGTGTATAAGGCAGGCACTGCACGAGCACGCCGCGTTAAGGACACTAAAGTAGCTGCCGCTGTATGGGACTTGGAGTCAGAGTTCAACGCCGCTGTAGAAGAACTTATAGCAGAAGGATACGACTTTGCTGAACCTACTTGGGATTGTGAGCTAGAGGAGGCCTGAGGGGTGGCCGGCCATGGTGGGGTGGTTAGGCTACACTTGCACATGCATACATTAGTATGCAAGCAAGCATGTAAAACGATCTAATCATTTCCCCACAATTTTTCACAAATTCTTACCGTAAAATCACCATGGTGTTAGAGTAGATCACCATGGCCACAGATCTCCAAATCCTACAATTTTTGCGCGGCAATTTTTTGGGCTAGTTAGAACCCCGGTCTGCCCATTGTAGATTCAGGGTAGGATCTATGTTAGGATTATACTTTATTAAGTTGTTTAATCACTTGATCAAAAGTCTCGGTCACTTCCCAAGTACCGTGTGGTGGGCAAAACAAGTAGGTAACCATTTCCAAAGCGCCGTCTTCTCTAGTCACCATACTAGCGTGAGCGGTCACCACCAAATTACGATCAATTGCCAATTTTGTGCCTTTGTGTGCCAGGCTAGCATTAGTTAAGTTTAAGTACATGCTGTTAGTATACAGTGTAAAAACTTTCGTGTCAAACAGATTTCAGTGGTTTGGAAATTTTTTTACATATTTTTTTAGACTTGTGTATATGAAATTCACCATGATTCCACTGTAGGGCAAACTGTGTATAGTGTTGTAGTTTAGGCAGTGTCACTATAAGGCCTAGTTCTTTATCCAGTTGTAGATCGTGTGCTATGCCAGTACGTTGACTCCACTGTACTAGATACACTCGTAGCATTAGCAGTGCGGGAGTGCTGTCAGTTGAGTCTGGGAAAGTCATATAGTGCATAGTTTGTATAGTTATCTACTATGAGAATTCATTATAGGAAAAATCGTTTTTACCGCGCTGTGCGCTTCGCGCTGGCGTTTGGCTCTCCCACCTTTTATCTGTGTATTTAATTAGTAAATGGATAAGTAAGGGTGTACCCCAATTTGGAGCCATATGCCGTTACATTGTATCAGGTCTTTAAAGGACCCCTTGATTTCTTTACTAAGTGATGATCCTGTACGTCCTGAGATTCCCTGGGAATTTCGTATTAGTTCGCATACGGAGGTATTTGTATTACAGGATGATTTCAAGAAATCGTTAGCAGTAATATGCAGTGCCTATCGTAGTGTCGTACCCAGTAACGTAGTAGAATTAGCGTTACCGTCCGATGATGAAGCAGTAGTAGCAGTGTTCTACACCATATGGAGTTATGAAGCCGGGGCGGGTCGTAAGTTAATACGTCAAGTTAGGGCACATATACAGGAACACAGGCCTGCAATAAAGAAGTTTGTCACATTAAGTCCGCCCACCGACATGGCTCGAGTATTTCATTTACGCAATGGGGCGGAAGTATTGCGGATCAATCCAGAGACTGTGAATTACCTGTATCCTTAATCGCTTGGAATAGTATATCCAGTTGTGCCAGGGCAGCACCGTAATCTGATCCCACTTTAACTGCATGTCCGCCGGCTGCACGCCATTCGTCACAGTTACTAGTACGATCGTCTACTAGGATGTCACCGGGTTTACAATGTTTTTGTTTATCGTAGCTATAAGGGCCGAAGTGGCAAACAACTCCCGGGTAGTATTCCATCATCCATTCTAGTTTGTCCTGGAATACGTCCGGGACTTCGTTCTTAGTGGGGATAGCAGTAAGTACACGTAGTCTCCATCCCAGTGCATCTTGGAACCGTAGTGCCTTGAGCATGAGTAGATCAGCTTGTGGCATCTTGGGCAAGTGGCGATAGAAGTTAGGAGCGTCTACAAGTCGGCCCCAGCTGCGTTCAGGCCAGCGTCCATTAGTTTCTGCTTCTTGTTCTTCTTGTTTAGTTGCGTTAAGGTACTTACGAGCACCAGTATTAAAGTCGGCAAGGACGCCGTCCATGTCCAAATATATGGTTTGTGTTTTATTGTTCATAGTTTTAATTATACACAAATATAGAGAAATGTAAATAAATAAAAGTGCCAATCACGATCTTGCAGGATCTATTGGCTCTAACAGTTTATAAGGAACTATCAGCATGACTATTTACCTATACGTCAAAACCCATAATAAAACTGGGCTTAAATATCTCGGAAAAACCATAGAAAAAGATCCGCATAGTTATAAAGGATCGGGAGTAGAATGGAAGAGTCATCTAGCAGAGCACGGTGCAGATTATACAACTACTATTATTAAAGAATGCAGTAATACATTAGAATTATCTCAATGGGGAAGATATTACAGTCAACTATGGAATATTGTAGAAAGTAAAGAATGGGCTAATCGAATTCCGGAAACTGGCGGCGGGCCGGGTGCAGCAAAAGGTAGTAAGAATCATATAGGTTCTAATAATCCTATGTTTGGAAAATATCATTCTGATCAAGTTAAACATGCATCAAGTTTACGTAGATCTCTTACTAATTCTAAGAGATGCTGGTACAATGATGGTCATTGTAACTGCTTTCTTAAAGAATGTCCCGAAGGATGGAAATTAGGTAGGATAAATCAAAAACCTACTACTGCCGGAAACAAGTGGTATAACAATGGGACTATTGCAATATGTTCAAAAGAAAAACCAACGGGCAATGACTGGGTACCAGGAATGCTCAAGAAATCACAAACTTAGTTCTTGATCATGTAAGCGGTCTATCAATGTCATCATACCTTTAAGTACATCAGCATTACGTAGACTCTTATAGACTAGATTAGGTATGCTAAATTCACCTTGATCAGTTTGCAAACCCATTTGTCTATACTTACGTAACAATTGTACAGTCTTTCTACAAACATGTAAATCCCCAGTTTTAATTGCAGTTTGCAGGACAGTAGTCCACCGGTCGACCATTTGTTCCAATTCTTCTTCGTCATATTGGGGCATATCTTTAGAAGGTTGTTTAATCCATTTTGAAGTCAAAACGCTGTAACTACTGCTCACTGCGGGTGTTCTGTGATCTTCCACGTATAGTTCAACTGGTATGCCAAAGATATCAATATCAAAGTCACGTTTATATAGCATACGTTTAGTGTCGAATAGTTCGGCAACTTCTCGATCGCAAGCCACGGTACTGTAGTCTGCAATCAGATGTAGGTCAATATCGCTTTTATTAGTATAGTTGTAGTTGGCATTACCACCTGCTATAATCACATCAAGTACTTTAAATGGGATGCCCACAAACTCTTTAAAGTCTTCTGCAATCCGTAGTAGAGCGCCCTGTACTTGGGATTTTAATTTGTCATGATCCCAAAGTTTAGGATTTAAAACAGTATTATATTCAATAGGTTTAGAAAATTCGTTAAAGTGCATAGTCATGTATTTATTGCGGTAAATATCTTTGATATGAACAAAAGCAATTACCAAGGGCATCTTTTAGCGGCCAATCCCAGCAACCCCAAGGACGAGTTAGATCGTTCTGTTATTCTGTTGACTAGTCATACTAGTAATAGCAGTGTGGGATTACAGATCAATAGGTTGTTGCCCGAGCTTAGTTTATCCAATATAGCCAATAATATAGGCATATGGATTGATGATGATCATCCTGTATATGGTGGTGGTAGTGTTGGGATCAATAAGATACATGTTATACATACAAATGATTGGAGTGGGCATACCACAGTGCGTATTACCAGTGATCTATGTATAACCAATGATATATCCGTGTTATCCGCAATGAGCAGAGGGGATGGGCCCGAATATGTTCGAGCCTGTGCGGGTTTTTGGTTATGGGAAGATGGTCAATTAGATCAGCAATTAGGTAACAATCCTGATGAGTTTAATAGACATAAGTGGGAAACAGTGCCCGCAACAGTGGAAAATGTCTTTAGTTCAACGGGTATAGAGCAATGGCATGAAGTATTAGAAGCCAGTGCTCGTATACAAGTTGCCAATTGGTTTTAATCTTTTTCAGGATTCAAGTTACTAATCATATTTCTAATCATGGGGCCAGTTGATGCTCTGACCTTGGGTTTCTCTATGCTCAATCCTTCTTTAGGGTTATCTCTATTAGCCCATGGAGCACTTGATACATCAAGGTGTTCGCTTACTGTATTAGCCGCTGTACTAACGACACTGGTACGTTTAAAGCCGTTCATCATAGTGCTTTGACTTTGTGATTTTTGTTGACTAAAAGACTGTCCTTCTTCGTCCTCACCTAGGTCGGTAATACGCAATGTATCTACATTAAATTCAAGTTCAACCTTTTGTCCAACGCCGCTACTGCTACGTGTTTTCATAAATTGGATTTGATAGCGGCCACGTTCCTTCATAGCCCTAGATGTAAAGATACCGATCACGTTATCTGCTGTCATAATCTTAGAAAGTCCACCCGAGATATGACTGTGATCAAACTCAATTTCTTCAACGGCTGCACGGTTTAGTTGTGATGCTGTAACGGTTACGCATTGTGTTTCCATAGCCAAATTGCGGATCTCTTCTGACACATATTTGTCTTTAACAAACAGATCACTAGGACTTACCTTCACTGATAAAGGCATCATCAAATCCAGGTAATCTATTAATAAAACGTCTGGTTTCACACCTTTTTTGACCTGATATTCTTTCAAATAGGCTCGAATATCGTTACAATTTTTCCCACTGGGCATATACTTGATCTGCATACTTCCCGACTTCTTTCCCAGCATTTTAACCTTCAATTCAACGTCATCAATGTTCTTAAAGATCTCACGAGTAGGGATACCTGTAGTCATACTATCTAGGCGCATGGATACTAATTTCTCGCTCAATTCGAACGTGAGGTACAGCACGTTGAGTCCTTGGAGGGCCCAGTTAACACCGAGGTTAGCCAGGAATAAACTCTTACCACCGCCAGAGCCAGCACAAAATATATTAAGCTCTCCTCGATTGAAACCGCCGTAAAGTTTCTTATCAATGCTAGGCCATCCTGTAGATATTTGTCCATTGCCGTCCTTTAATGCTTCAAGTCGAGCTCTGGGGTCTTCAAAGTAATCAGTGCCCATATCTTTATTCAAACTGATCTGAATAGCATCCTTGATCAGTTTTTCCACAGGCCCGTAGTCTCCTGCTTCTAATAGATCACTAGATGCAATAATAGCACGTTCCAGTCCTTTATGACGACTAAAGTTTTCAAACTCATCCATTAGCCATTCATAATTTTCACGTGGTAATGCTGCCGGATTAAAGTCCATTTTACAACTAGCATTAACAATATTGGATTCGGGCATGACCTTATATTCATCGACATAATTGTTAATAAATTCTGCACTGTTCTGCAGTCGTTGATCAAAGTTTTCGTGATCAAAAATGTTTTGGCAGCGGACAAATGTTTCTGCATCTGACAGAAACATTTCAAGATATAGTTTCTGTATCTCAAAGTTATAATTGGGTTTTGGTGTTTTATCTTTATTCATCTTTAATTGCTTCTAGTTTCTTTTTCAGTAGTTGTATTTTAATTTCGTTGCTTACTTTATAGTGTAGGATAGTAGTTAGCACGTATAATCTCCCGTACCTCTTTACTGCATCTGCTACATCTTTAATGTCATCTTCCCACGGTGGTAAGCTGGCTGACCAATTGTTTTTAATTGCCGCCGCTAACATTTTTGAACCAGGTCTATCTCGATCTGGCACTACAATAACCTCACGTCCTAGGTTATTCAAACGCATGATCTGGGCATCGTTTGGTTCGTTAGTCATAATGCCCACGCCATCTATAGCAATAGCATCAAATTGGCCTTCTACCACAATCACAAACTTTCTATCATATGTTTGAGCATCAAGATTAAACACATATCCACTTTGGCTATCTGTAAGATACTTTGGTTTACCTTCTGTAATCTTACGTCCTGTATAGCCCACCACTTTACCATCATGATAGAATGGAATCATTACTCTATCTTTGTATCCCGCAGCGGGTGACCACATCCAATTATACCAATCTAGATCCATGCCTCTACCTAGAATGTATTCTACTATCTTGCCAATATCTTCTGCTATGTCGGGCAAGTACGCGGTATTGATCCATTCCATTACGGACATGGTCCCTTCTGGTAAAGGCTTTTCAAGCATTACTAAGTTTAATGTCTTTTTAAGAACAGGTTGGTCATCTTTGATCTTTAGTGCGGCTAGATTAAGTTTGCCTATATCTGCATCGTTCATTCCAAGCCAACCAAATAGGCTTCTAGTATTCTTACTTAAAAGTTTGCCCGGAGTCCATCCGGCGGCAAAGTGGCAGTTGAAACAGTGGTAAACAAATCCGTCACTTTCTACACGTATACCTCCACGGAGTCGTGTGTCAACACCTTCCCCTCTATGCTGGCAGCAAGGTGCGTTAAAACTTGTCCAACCACCTGAGGTTAGTTTTCGTTTAGAAGGTAGTAATGCTAGTAATGCAGATTGTATATCATTCACATATACAGTTTAACTTCTATACAGGACTTTGTCAAGTGAACCGAAGTAATAGGGATTGTCGTTTTGCGATTCTGCAGGTGCTGTAGCAGGAACATGCACGATTCTAATGTAGCTGAATACTCCGTTGAAGTTAAAGACATCAATGCCGGTAAAACCAGTATATGTTTTAGATTCAATAGTAACATATCTATCCGCGGCTGCGGGACTGTTGCTTAATGTACCTTGTATGTAAACCGTGCCACGATATGCGGTCATATATACGGCTGCGGTGTGTAAACCAGAGTTACTGTTAAACGCAGGGTTAGCATAGATGTTGCCACTCTTGTGTTCATATTTTCTAATGCTGTCGTTATAGAAAATCTGGAAAGCAGTTACCTCTTGGCTAGGTTGTAGAACAGGGTAAGCATCTTCTTCCAATTTTACAACTCCAGTTACTCCGTAGTAAGTATCGGCATAGGTTGGTAAATAGGATCCATCTGACTCTAATAATTTTACACTAAATCTATAACTGGATTTAGGAATATCAATAGTATCACTTTCGGTAAGTGTTAGTAATGCAATGCCTTTAGTGCCAGTACTTTCTTCTAAAACTTCTAATGGTTTCTCTATTAACAATCTTTGATTAACTGCATCAAACATGGAAAATACAAATGTTTGTGTATTAGAAATAGATACTTTTTTCTGATCGCTATTCTTAAATTGAATACGGACCTGATTTTTAATACCTTTTTGTATTTTTAAATCGTGTTGATACATAACTTGATTCGCTCCTCGGACAGTGGGATCCAAATCTAATATAACGTCGAGTGTATTTGGATATAAATAGATTGGTAAAATTTGCATATTACTATTTATTGATAACTGATGACCTTACCCAGTACCTTTCAAGATAACTATCCCTTCGTGGCCTGTGTCAAATCTAATGACATCGAATATGTGGGCATTGTCATCAATTTTGACGATTACGTAGCCAGTATCTACGATATATCTGTAATTAAAACAGATAAAGAAAAGAGGCTTTTTCTAGAAATGGGAGAAGTTTGGTGGTGGGAGAGTAATAGAAAAATCCCCATCAATATATTTCTAAAGAAAGAAATGCAGCTTTTTAGATATGCTATTAAAACGTTCAATAGCAAAGATGCAGAAATATTATTCGGTCCCACAGTAAATCTAAGTGAGATTGCTGAGAAGCGTATCAAACGCAAATCAATTCAATTAGTTCGGATTCCTAAGAGTATCCGTAACTAATACCTTCGCAGATAAGATTCATCTGCACCACAATAACATGAGCATATGCTATAGCGTGGGCCTTCTTAAAATAGTATTCATCGCCGGCGGGTTTCTGCCAAACTTCGTTCTTCACGACGGACCATTCTTGTCCAATCAGATATCGTTTTGCCGGACGGATAATAGCCAATACAGCGGCTAACTCCTCGATAGAGTTCGGAACCATCTTCCTCAAAATTGACCCATGCCCGTTCACGTGAAATAGCAGATTCACAAATTCGTCTTGTAATAGTAGATCCCATAGTGGTTCCGTATTGAGTAAATTATTTAAGTGGGCTTCATCTCTAACATCCTTATATACAGATACATTTAAGAAATCGAGTTTGAAGTATCCGCGATCTTCTGCTATTTTATAATCAATATTGGCTGTTCCAGTCAACGGGTTGTACGGGATAGAATGACAATATACGCCGGTATTATGCTTTTTAAAAGTTCCATTATCAGATATAGCCGCAGGGACATGTTTAATAACATCAAGTGCTTTTGTTCTATCAAAGAAATCTATGTCTATATCAGGCATTTCTAATCTCGTCGTATGTGGGTGCGTAGTTTCCGCGATGTTGGACAGTAATGCCCGCCGCCATGTTAGCAAATATTATAGCATTTTCTATATCTTTTGTAAAGAGGTACTGCGCGGCCAGTGCGGCCATAAAGGTATCACCACAGCCGCATACATCCATAACTTCTACTTTTTTGGTTGGATAAATCTTATCGTTAAATTGGGCGCCTTTATCACCCAGCGTGACAATTAAGTTTTTTGAAATACTAAAACGATTCTTGTATTCTGATTCATTAATTTTTATATATGTCCAAGCGGCACTAAATCTAGACAGGTCTTGTTTCTTTGTATCAATGAATATAGGACAGTTGGCTGAACGAATAATCTGTTCTATATTTTCGTATGTTAGAAAACCCTTGTTATAATCTGATATTAGGATTGCATTATATGATTTAATATGACTAGGAGTGTTGCCATTCCACGGAACAACTGCGGGTTCAGTATCTACTCTTAATAAGTGATGCCCGGACCTTTGATCGATATATCTTGTTTTTTTAATTTCAGTATCATTAGTGACAAAGTCTGGATTGATGTTTAAGTTCTGCAAATTTTTAAGAACGTTTGCAGACATGCCCGGTAATGAATATTCATTTGTTAATTTAATAACAGGGACAGGAGCCTCGGGACTCAATCTATCTACAGTTCCGATCTTGTATTCGTCAATACAGCTATCACCTATCAGTAATACGTTGAATGATGTTTGTTGTTGAGTAATTGTTGACGAGGTCATAAAATTTAATTTCTTTGCAAAGGTGAGCACCTACAATTGGTTTACCTTTATAGTCGCTGCCTTTGACCATAATGTCTGGTTTATATAATGTAAAGATTTCTTCTAATTCTTCTTCATCTGAAAAGAAACAAACATCATCTACACATCGTAAACTTTGTAGCATAAACGCCCTATCCTGTTGATTGTTGATAGGACGAGTGGGACCTTTGAGTTCAGTAACACGGCTGTCGGTATCGATACATACTAACAAATGTCCGCCTAGGCTCTTGGCATATTCCAACATTTCAATATGTCCGCGATGCAGAATATCAAAGGTACCGTTGACTACAATGTTCATTTCTGGCTGTCACCTTTGCCCACACGGTAATTGTCTTCTACGCTATCAGGTGTGCTAACTTCAATAATGGTACCAGTTTCTAAACAGGTAATACGATGCGGTACTAATGGATCATTGTGATGCACCTCCCCTACGCCGATAATTTTTTTATGTATATCTGCATTGTGGGTATCGATTACTTCAATTTCAAATAGACCAGACATTACATACCAAGTCTCTTCTTTCTCACGATGGAAGTGCATACTGAATTTTGCACCTTCGTTAAAGTTTAAAAACTTACTACAGTATTTGTCGTTGGTAACCCAAATTAATTCTGAGCCCCAACCTTTTTTAACTTCGCCCTCTAATCTCATGCTGGCACCTCTGAAAATCTCTGCAGGAAACTTTCTAGATAACAACTGTATTCTTTACCGTTTTTAAATTCTCCATAATGAACCCAAATGTTTCCTTCAAGTTCTATCACAGATTTAACGTAGAATATTTTAGCATCCCCACTCCACCATTTACTTCCAACTTTTGGCAATTTCATAATTCTCCACTTTCAGCTAATTTTAACATTAGGCTATATTGTTCGTATGCTTTTTTCACTGCTGGGTATTTGTCTTTCAAATACTTTTCTTGTTCTTTTTGTTCCATCATAGTTTCAAACATTCTATAATGTCCTTTCTTGGCCATATTGTTAAACACTTCAGATTCAAAGTTTGCAATTTTTTCTAATTCACTTTCTGCAATTTCTACAGTATACAATGGCTCACTATCGACTACAACATCTTCATAGACCTGATTAAAGTCCATAGGATCCTTAAAGTATTTTATATTAACTTTATGATATCTACTTGCTCTTTTATTTGTATCAAGGACTTGAATTCTATGATGTTCGCAGAATTCTCTTATGTTACTATCGCTCATTTTATTCCAACCTCTCTGCAGATTTCTTTTACTAATGCAACATCGGCAGGAATCTCTTTAAACTTACGCAGCCAGAATGGAACATCAAATGCCGGTGCAATCATTTCCAATTGTTCATCACTCATAGACTTAATCATTGTTTGTCCTGCGCTGCTATTTAAAATTACCCATGCACTAATACGACCATTTCTGATATCATGCACTGCCTTGTTGAGACTTGCATAGTTGAAGTAATGTGCAAATTCTGCACCGTGATCATCGGCCCATTCCATCATTGTCTGCAAACTTCTCTGCACAGCTGACTCAACTGGCTCCACTTTGATCATGTCATACAGATACTTTTCATACAGTTCATCACGACACCATAAGTCTAATTTGACGCCGCTTTTAATCACATAGTCGATAAACTTATCTGGATACAATGGATTTACATTGTTGATAAAACTGCCAAACTTTACAAAGGCATTGTAATAACTGCTGTCTGCAAAGTTATCATATGACTTGGGTTTCTTGGAGTTCTGGGTTAGTTGCCAAAACCGATTAAATGCTAGAAATCCTGCTTGAACACGTTTTTCAGTTTCCTGCAAAGCCCTACGTTTGCGTTCGCACATGTGCGCAACAAGAGTCTTATCTTTCATAAAACTCTTATTACAGTGAACACATTTATAAGGTTGTTCTACTAGTTGCATCATTCTGCCGGTTCGTATGTTGCTTCAAAGATATCAGGCTTGCAGGCGTAAAATTCGCCTTGAATGCCTTTAATAATCCAATCGCCCTCTGTGGCAATATGTTGCACAGTTAGATAAACACCATCTTCTAGCGTGCCAATTTCTGCTTCACCCTTGGCAGTAGGATGGCGAGCTTTTCTAATATTGCCAATTGTGTTTCCACAAAACGCTTTTAACTTTTCAATTCCAATAGGGGAATATTCAAATTGAATTGCCTCAATTACTACAGGTTTTTTTCTAAACTTCATTCGTATTCCTTACGTTGTTTCTTGTCAAATCCCATCTTGTCAAACAGTTCTTTGATGTCATCTTTATCCATCATCTTGCCTAACATTTTAATCTCATCCATCTTCATTGCCGGATACAATTGCACCAATAATTTTTCAATCTTGTTGGCTTTTTCTTTCTTACCAGATGCAAGATATGGGTGATAACAACTAACACCTGCTCCAGTGGCAGCAAATAGTTTCCACAATAGTTCTTTGTGATTCTTACTCAAGTCCCAGTGATTCTTATTGACCATTTCGTTAGTCATTTCGATAAACCATTCCTGCGTGTCTCTATCACCTTGGACACTTGCAGTATAACGCATTAGAATGTAAGGACTAAATGCCTTGCGCTCGTCATCAGTTAGGTTAGTGTAGAAGTCGTAGTTCTTTTGATCTACAGCATTTAACTCACGTTTGATATCAAGTTTTGCGGTTGCCATATCTTCTTTCGTAATGATCTGTTAGGTAGTATGTTACTTTAACACGTTCTAGGGCTTCTTGTAAAGTGGGATTTGTTTCAGCCGCACGTCTTATATTTCCCCATAGTTGATCTTCCATCATTCGTTTATGTAAGTCATTATCTCCCCTAACTTTGCGTCGAGTAGTTGATCCACTTTCTCTAGCATAGACAGTTTTACCGCCATCGGGACTTTCAAATATATCAGGCATTTACCAACACTTTGTATAATCTACCAACTCGCTTTGACGACTAACTTCTTTAACAAAATATGCACAGGTTGGTTTTTCACCACTGTGCAATGGTGTTGTTAAAAGTTGTCCGGGACGCATCTTTGGAAAATACCATTTGACATCGTGGTAGATATCTAAAATATCTATTTCTAAAAACTCTGGTCTAAAACTACTCAATGGATTAAAACAGAATGTCTTAAAGCCGCGATCATTTAAACTAGTCAGTGGTAAGATTTCCATATCGGGACCTTCTGGATCTCCGACAATGGTGCACCAATCTAATGGCATTACTAATTCATGTTTGCCTATTTTCAATGCTGCTGCAGGACCTGTAAAACTTTCAAGAAAGATTAGTGGGACAAAGAAGTAATCGGGATTGGAACTATCGCTGTTATCTAATACAGAAAATCTCAAGTCGTCATCTATCTCTTCGGGTAAATCATTCAAGAAGAATGTTTTATTTTCTAATGTGAGAATCTGCATTATTGGTATTTGACCTTTTCAATTGTAAATGGGTAATGTGCATCTTTGTAGAACTTCTTTCGTTCTGTTAGATGCCGTTTGGCGTATTTGGTGCTGGCAGTTAAATCCCAAATCTGGACAAAGTCTTTATCGTCTGCTTTTCGAATGCCACGTCCAATACTTTGTATAACTCTAACAAAGCTCTTTCCGGGCTCCAGAAGAACCAGATTAAAAATACGAGGAATATTAATACCCACAGCGGCCACACCGTAAGTCGCCACAATAATCTTGTTATTAGCAGTTTTAATTTCGTCATATGATTCTTTTCGATCTTTAGTTTTAACTGCGCCTGATACAAATGCAACGTCGGGTTTTTCTCCTAATAGAGAAAACAATTCACTCAAGTGCGCCTGTAAAAATGTGCCGCTCTCAATTCTATCTACCAATACAAGAGTGTTTCCTGTATCTGCAATACCTTTAATTATGTTTGATAGGTAAGTCATGCGTTCAGTATTGGTTACAAGGTATTTTAACTCCTCTGCATAACTACCAAATTCTTTCCACTCCGCCGTTTGAATAACATTAACATGACATCCACTCAACACACCTGCTTCTTGCAATGTATGTGCTTTAACACGATTAACGACTTCGCCTAAACTTGCTCGCAATGACTGAAATTCATGGTCTGCTTTTGGCACAGTTCCAGTCAATCCCCAACGTATAGGAGCATTGGCAAGATTACGTGTCAATAATGTTTTCAACACTTCTGCCTTGGCCATATGAACCTCATCAACCATCACAGTGGCAACACCGTCTAACAATTCTGCCAGTGTTAGCATCTCTTCATCACGGTCAAATTCCTTGGATTTTTTGTCTAAAATATTGAGACTTTGCCAGGTGCAAATAGTGTGGGTTTTATTCAAGTCTTTTCTGTCGCCGTAATAGACTCCAACATCTAATTCACAATTAATAAAATCTTCTTCAGTTTGTTCAACTAAACTCTTGTTAGGAACAATGGTTATTGTTCGACCATATTTTTCACAAATTTTCGCCAAAGTTGCGGTGGTAATTGTCTTGCCAAAACCAGTAGCAATTTCCTGAATACATTGAGGGTTTTGTAAAAAGATATTAACGACTTCAACTTGGTCGTCTCGCAGTCTAATTTTTTCTCCTGCAAAACGATGCCCTACGGGCCATGTTTGATCACCCCAAAAATCTTCAGAAATTTCAGGAAAATCCAAGGCCACAGGACGGCGGAGATCTTCAACTTCGATGTAGTAATTCTTCGCTTCAAGAAATTCCAGTACCTGTGGTAACATACTCAAGTAAGTAGTTCCGCCGAGACCAAAAAAACTGATACTACCGTCCCAACGACCTAATTTAAAGGCTGGTCTAAAGCGAGCAGTAGGGTCTTCATACTTGAATTTTTTGACCAAAGCCTTGCGTGTATCAAGATCTAAATTAGACACTTTAACATTTACCTCGTCAAGAATAGAAATTTTACAAGAGGACAAACTGTGAATCCTTTTCTTTTTTCTTTTCGGTGTAATATATCAGATTTTCATGATTTCCCACATATTCTCTAATGGAATAATGAACTCCGCCAAACCCCATGTTGATCACTGCGTTAAATTTGATATTAGATTTTAACACAGGCTTGGGCAATTTACTACTGATAAAAACTACTCTGGTATTTTCTGTGATAGGAGAATTTAACTTATTTTCTTTGACAAAAATATTGAATTTTTCGTCAATTTTTGAGTCTAGTCTAAACATCACAGACATGTTCTCATTAGGAACACCGTGTGATTGTAAAAATTCATAAACTTGCGACAATTTTGTAAATTCGTTACCGCCTGGAATTACAAACAGGCAAGGACTCATATATGTCACAATGTCAGACAGGCAAGAAATTGGAGTTTTTTCACAATTTATGTGGAGATCGTCATTGGTCTCGATCTGTAGGAATTTTTTAACATTTACATCAAGGTCCAGTGAATCAAGGTATGTGGTAATTTCTTCGGACCACGTAAAAATTCCTCTGCGTCTTGCTTCGAACACTGCCGACAAGATTTCAGTGGATTGTAAATCTGGCACATTTTTGGAAATATTGAGAAAAACTGGTTTTCCTTGGTCTAGTGCTAACATAGGAACAAACTCGTCCATATGATCGCAGATCACTGTTGTTTGATCTGCAAAATTTTGGAACTCTTCACTACAAGAAAATTCATCGGTTCGCATCAGTTCGGTTAAAAAATGGACAGCTCCTTCAGTAAGGGCAAAAATCCATGCTTTTTTCTCGGGATCCCATGCAGCATGGGCAAAGTCATCTCTATTCTTTCTAATGCTCTTGACCAATTCCTCATTGTAGGGAAATTCTAACTTAATAGCACGACTATAGATAGGGTGCTCAACAATTGATATCAATTTTAGATTGTTTAATTTTCTAAAAGGATATTTATAGGTGGGATTTTCCAGGAATTTTTCAATATCTTGTTTTATGATGCTGGTTAGTGTGGCAGCATGACGTCTTAAAATTCTTATTGCTACACCTGCTTGTTTTTCAGTGAAACCATTACTGCGACCAATCTGATCCGAAAAACTATAGACCATTTGGCTATCCCAATTATTGAGTTTAACCTGTGGTGTGAACGCCAATACGGTGATTAGGTCTTCTGTATGCATGATTTATTATAACACAAATAGAATAAAAGATCAAAGACTAATATCTTCAAGTCCTGCGGCACGTAGTTTAATGATATTACTCAACTGCCATTGCTTGATATCAAGACCTTTAATAATGCCCAACCATTGATTTCTCAACATGGCAAATTCGTTGATAATTTTTTCCATATCAACAACATCTGCTTCACCTTCAACATATTTTTCACAATCGCGACTGCTCAGAGCACGTTGATAGTTTTCTAAGTATTTCTTAAAGGCCTTGGAACGAGTACGTCTCAGTTCGATGTTAAGATATTCGAGAATAGCTTCAACTTCCTGAAGTTGATTAAATCGTTGTTCAACAATACCGGGAAGTGAAGCAGAGGCCCGCTCCACGTTGCCGTGGATTTTGACCTCTTTTCTTGCACTTTCGATTTCGTTGTAGTAGTAATCTAAACAACTTGGAAGGTGTGCTATGTCTTTAGAGACTTTAGCATACCAGGACATAATCAGTCCAGGTCTTCGCCGTAATCGTAATCTGTATCTATGTCGTCTTCATCAGCATCATTCTCATTTACAACAAGCTCAATTGCATTGTCTAAATGAGGATCATAACCCATAAGTCCTTCGAGAACAGATAGTTCTACATCCTTGCCAACTAGGAAATCAACATAGTGATTTGCCGCAGTTTCTTTGTTTTTATCAGAGACATACTCGCGGAATATGTCCCACACTTCAATAATTAGATCTTCTTCCATTATGCTTCCTCAGTTTCTTCTACAGCCGTAATTGTGGGAGTAATATCGGCCCACTCAGCCATCATAATAGTTAGTCCATCTTTCTCATTACGGTCCCAAGCCTTGCGGAATTGTTTGATAATTTCGCCATCCTTGGTTGTGTAAACAAGACTGTTGCCTTCCTTCTTCAATGCACCTTTGGCTTCAAACAAGTCAACTAATCCACTAAATGGACTCATGCCTGTTGAGTAAGGAATTTCAACTTGGACTGACTCAAATGGTTTTGCGTAACGTGTTTTCATAATCTTACAAGCCGAACGAATACCGTTTACAGTTGTAGTCTTATTACCATCAGCGTCAGTTTTTAATTTCAACTTACGCATAGCAACCACAATAGATGACGCATAGATAAAGCCTTGCCCGCCACTAATTTTGTCATCTGGGTCAAACATGTCCTGACTTGCGTATGTATGGTTGGTACAAACCATGCCCACATTCCACGAGCCAAACATATTAACACAGTTACGAACTAATGAAGTTAGCGCCTTGGGCTTACGGCCCATATCACCTTTCATTTCGCCTGCTTCAAACTGATTAACGTCAGTGGGAGTTAACAACATACCTAAACTATCAATGACAAACAAAATCTTAGGACGACTTTCTTCGGGCATTAATTTATATTCTTTCATGAATTCTGATATAGTTTTTGCCACATCATCAATCATAGCCATATTGAGTTTAAGCAGTTTATCTTCACTGGT